ATCGCTATGATCTCCCTTGATACTTCCACCTTAGGCTTTCGCGTCCTTATTCGGCGAACCTACCAACCGGCTGGAAACCGGATAACTCTCCCGAGTTTTCTGGACAGATTCGGCGCTTCTGTTTTGCGCGTCGCTTCAGTTGGGGAAACACTAGACTTAGGCTTAGTGGCACATTTCTCCACATCATGGGAAAGATAACTTAAACTCTGCTTATGCTCTTCACTGTAGTAATAAACAATTGCTGCAGTCGTTCATAAGCTATCTTTCAGTTGTCGGGCCCTTTCGGGTACCCTCTCTATAAACCTTATCTAGATGCTCCATCAAGGAGAATAGCTAGGCTATCTCCAGTTCTCCCTGTAGGCCCCGTTACCTACAACCCGAACAGATCCTGGTCTGGAATCCATTCTGACAGGGGTCTTGTCCACTTCATTGGTTCGACCGAACCAAATGGAAATCGGTATAGAGTTCGTACCTTACGTAACTCTTTTACCCTATCCCAGTTCAAGAAAAGCTCTGAATTAAGCTTTTCACATTCAAATTCAGGGAATACCTCTCTTGCAATGCTTGGCATCGGCTTAACGCATTCTTTCAAAATTGAACCAACATACCATGATGGAAAGTTATCAAAGTAAAACTTTGATAAACCTAAATTATGAAATATTGGTCTACAATGTCGATTGAACAGCTCGGCCGCTTTGTCAGCAAATTGCTCAGGTAAATTCTTTAGGAGATTAAATCTGATAGACCCTAGGTTCTGCAACCTTGCAAGCCATCCATCAGTTACCTCTCCTCCCTGCTCTTTGATAGTTCGATTTAACGATCCCATCATTTGCATATGACTTATACGGGATAAATCGATTGAACAATCCTGCTTCCTCCTCTGAGTCATCATACCAAAGTTAACATATGGGCATTTCCATACTGAACTAACTTCATAGGTACCGGGTATGACACCAGGAACGGTCTGAGGAAACCAAAGCTCTGAGTTAATTTGTAAAAACTTATCAGTAAAATAGTTTTTACCCATACTCGGCTTAAGGCCAGCCTGTGTTGTTGTGTCTTTCCATATAGAATACCAACGTTCTGTTCCGACTCCTAAAAAGTCGTCACCGTTGATTTTACATGGATCGACGTTCCACAACCTCCTTCGAACACCCAGGTCACGCTCTACACTTAAATGATAACATAGGTAGTTAGCAATGCACAATATAGGAAAACTTAAAACATTTCCCATCAATTGTCCATTCTTTTGCTTTATGATATCGATTCCCTTACATTCCCAAGAGTAAGTAAATCCAAAATCTGGTAAAACAGATCTGGAATAATCAAGCTTACTCTTCGTAAGAGAATACAATCCTTTAAAAAATAAACGAGGATTGCTGTTTAGTAGAGGCTTCATGAGTATTAGGTATATTAACTCAGTAACTCTCTGTTTTAGGTTATCAGTTGAGGCTTCAAAATCACCGTTGTTGAACTTTTTACCTATATCCCACTTACGTAGGATAGGCCAAAGGTCCTCTTCATCTAACGTTTTACCGATTAGATTGAAGAAGCCAGACTTGTGATTTGCAAGAAACCTCCAAAGGCTCTTTTGCAGCTGCGTTAAACCTAAATGGAGACCCTCATAGGGTTTGGTAATAATTCTAGCCTTCATCGGTTCTAGAATCACTGCAGGAGATGATATGTATTCAAGATTCGAGAAACCATCATACTCATATGATAGTTCCTTTCTCGTAGGCCCAAAGCTTCTTACTTCTACTGGTTCCCAATTGTCAGGTCTGTTGGCATACCCACAGAAAACGTCGGATTCAAACAGTTGCTGCTTGCCATTCCGATATCTTTCATTCAGGTATGCTACGTTCCCTCCTTTTGAGAACGAGTAGTCATAAGTTGCCTTTCGCGAGATCGGAGCATTCCAATTGAAAGACTGCGGAGGTTTATACTCCCTAGACATTTCTCTTAGAAGCTCAACGAATCTATCCTCCATATCATCAGGGATAGAGCTATCGCCACTCAAGCATTTAGAGTGCTTAATCAATGATTGATCCACATTATGAGGAAGAATAGGCATCAGTCCCTTCTTGAATCCTTGAAAGAAAGTATTCATTCGAATTCTAAATTTCGAACGATAATTATACTTC